GGAAGTGAAAGGAATCGCCCGCAAATATGCGGCCATCGGTATAAAGCGGGGAAACCACATCACCTATGACGGGGAGCTTTTATCCCCGGTGCTTGACAACGAATATTATTTTGATGAGGTATGGAGGATATGGAAACGCCAGATCCTTTCTTCCACCGATGTGGACAGTTTGAAACGGAACATTTCTTCCGTATATATGGACGGGCGTACCGCAAGCACATACAGCGGACGAAGAAAGGCATTCGAGCGACAGCAGCAGGAGCTGCTTTCCGACATAGATGCGGGCAGGATACGCATTGAGCCGCCGCGCCACCTCTATACGGTGGAAATTCCGGAAGACAACGGGATGAACTATCTGTACTGGGACAGGCCGGTATCCGCGGAGCAGCAGGGAAAGATATTCCTGCAACTCCGCAAGGAACGTTTCTTCTTTCCGGAAGCCACGGCGGAGTTCTGGAGCGGCAGGTCGCATGTATGGAACAGCGGGAAAGAGTTCTACGGCTTTCTGGACTATATGTTCATGAATCCGGACCGGGATACCGATTCACAGCGGCTTGCCAGCGGGTTTCTTTCGCGGGCGGGTTTTACCGGGATTGACTATCCGGCGGAGTGTTCAACCGGCGGCCGGGCTGACGGCGCGCGGAACTATGTCATTTTCAGCGAGGCCGACCTGAAGATAACCGCACATGAACGTTTCCGCTTCATCGGAGAGAAAGGGGCCTCCAGACTTGACCGGTCTGAAGGGGCCTCCCTGCGGCTGGAGAACCTCGCCGTCGCCCGCGAAATGGAAAAGTCCGGCAAGGATGCCGGAACAATAAAGGCGGCGACAGGCTGGGAACGCGGGGCTGACAGCAAGTGGCGTTATGAGACGGCGGATTTCGAATACCATCCGGCCGGAGATCTGGGCTATTCACGACTGCTGGAAAAACAGTCCTGGCATGGGGAGCTTGAAAATCTTCTTGACCGGCAGATAGAGGGCGAAACACTCTCTGAAGCGGAGTGGAAACGTTTTGAGAAACTGACGGAGCTGGCAGCCGGACTGAAGGAACAGGACGCGCTGCGTGAACGGATCTATCTTGATGACTATGTGAAGGACGATGAACTGTTCCAGGCCTATCCTGAAATGAAACGGACCCGGCTGGAATTTGTGGACCTGCCGTCGGCCGACTA